GCGTTTGCTTATCAAAATCACGAAGCGCATATTATTGTTCATACCACTTCAATGCAAGACCCCAAAGTGGTTCAAGTCTTAGGTCAATCACCTCAAGCACAAGCCTTGCAGGCATCAATGCAAGCGCATATTAATGAACACTTAGGGTTTGGATACAGGGTAGAAATAGAGAAGCAACTAGGCATGAATCTGCCCCCGCAGAAAGATGCTTCTGGTGAAGATATTAATATGGACCCCGAAGTGGAAGCTCGTTTAGCTCCTATGCTGGCTATGGCTGCACAACGTCTATTGCAGATGAACCAAGCACAAGCCCAACAGCAACAAGCTCAACAACAAGCACAAGACCCAATGGTGCAAATGCAGCAAGCAGAGCTTCAAATCAAACAGCAAGAAATCCAACGCAAAACGCAGAAAGACCAAATGGATGCCCAGCTTAAACAGGCGCAGCTTCAGATAGACAAAGAGCGCGTAGATAATCAAGCACAAGCAGACGGAGTCAGAATTGGTCTTAAAGCAGAACAAGACCGTAAAAACTTAGAATCTAAAGAAACCTTAGAAAGTATTCGCTTGGGTTCTGATGCTCAAGCTAGACAAAATGATTTAAGAGAACGTATGGCTGCTCATATATCAAACATACATAAAGGTAAATAATGGACGCATTTGATGTCTTAGTTCAACAACTAGATGAAAAAGCGCAACAACTCAGAGAATATATCGGAGAAGGCAAGTCCGAAACATTTGAAGAGTACAAAAGAATTTGTGGCGAGATTAAAGGTCTTCTCATCGCAAGGGGATATGCCCTAGACCTTAAACAACGTATGGAGCATTCAGATGAGTGAAATCCTTATTGGCTCAAACCCCAATAATCCACAAGTAGTAGGAACATACAGTAGAGAAGAAAAAGCCAGTCAGCTTCCAACCCCATCGGGTTGGCATATTCTCTGTGCAATCCCAGAAACAGACAAAGAATATGAAAGCGGCTTAGTTAAAGCAGATGAAACCATCAGAATTGAAGAGGTTTTAACTACGGTTTTGTTTGTTGTTGCATTAGGACCAGATTGTTATACCGACAAAACACGGTATCCAAACGGTCCTTGGTGTAAAAAAGGCGATTTTATTTTAATTCGCCCCAATGCGGGTTCTAGATTAATTATTCATGGCAAAGAATTCCGATTAATTAATGAAGACTCTGTTGAAGCAACCGTTTTAGACCCTCGCGGCATTAAACGCAAATAAAAGGAGCCACATCATGGCTGAATTTGAAAAAAATGAGTATAAATTTCCTGATGAAAAAGATAATTTTTCTATTGAAATTGAAAATGACGATGTAAACATTGAAATTGAAGACGATACCCCTGAAGAAGACCGTAATCGTCAGCCAATGCCCAAGGAAATCGTTGAAAAACTCGAAAAAGACGAGTTAGAAGACTATTCTGACGATGTTCGACAGAAGTTTAAACAGCTTAAAAAGGTTTGGCACGACGAAAGACGCGAAAAAGAGGCTGCAAAACGCGAACAGCAAGAGACTTTAAACGCAACTCAGCATCTTTTGGCTGAAAACAAGCGCATGAAGTCTATGATTAATAACGGTCAACAAGAATATGTTGATGCCGTTAAAAACTCAACAGAAATGCAGCTAGATAATGCGCGTCGAGCCTATAAAGAAGCCTATGATTCTGGCGACACTGACGCATTGTTAGACGCACAAGAATTAATTACAAAAACAACAATGCAGATGGAAAGGGTAAATAATTTTAAAATACCCCCTTTACAAGAGCGTGAAACGGCAGTACAACCTCAACAACAGGTCAATCGTCCTGATACAAGAGCAATGGCGTGGCAAGAGCGCAATAGCTGGTTTGGTCAAGATGAAGAAATGACAGCATCCGCTTTAGGTTTACACGAAAAACTTAAACGAAATGGTGTCGTTGTTGGCTCTGATGAATATTATTCCACATTGGACAAAACAATGCGGAAACGATTTTCAGAAAATTTTGATGAACCAGAAGTTCGACAAAAATCAACAACTGTTGTTGCACCGGCGAGCCGAACGACATCTTCAAAAAAGATTAAGTTAAAGGCGTCGCAAATGAATACCATCAAAAAACTTGGTATTACACCGGAACAATATGTTCGTGAATTTTTAATACTGGAGAATTCAAATGGCTGAAAATAAAACACCCCGTGAGCTAGAAACCCGTGCAGTTCAAGAGCGTCCTAAGCAGTGGACTCAACCTGAATTGCTACCTGAACCAGATAAACAGGAAGGTTTTTCTTACCGATGGATTCGTGTTGCAACGCTTAATGTACTGGATGCCCGCAATTACTCTGCCAAAATCAGGGAAGGCTGGGAACCATGCAAGTTAGACGAGCAACCAAAGTTTCAACTGCTAGTTGATCCCAATAGTCGGTTTAAAGACAATATTGAGATTGGCGGATTATTACTCTGCAAAACCCCGATTGAGTTTGTTGGTCAGCGTAACAAATATTACCAAGACCAAACACGCGCTCAAACTGAGGCTGTAGATAATAATTTAATGCGCCAAAGCGACCCAAGGATGCCCCTCTTTAAAGAGAACAAGTCCTCGACAAGTTTTGGTAAAGGTTCTTAAATTTAACTATGGAGTCTTAAATGGCTTATCCTACTGTAAGCGCCCCTTACTGGCTACGACCAGTCAATTTAATTGGTGGTCAGGTTTTTGCTGGTGCGACTCGTCAAATGCAAATTGCAAGTGGTTATGCTACAAGCATTTTCTACGGCGACCTTGTTCAACGCATTTCCGATGGCACAATTACAAAGGACACCGGTACGACTACGGCTACTCCTTGCGGTGTGTTTCTTGGTGTAAGTTTTACAAACAGTTCAACTGGTCAAGTTCAACAACAGCAATTTTATCCAGCGAGTCAGTCAATTAAGTCTGGCACAAAGATTTTTGCAGTCGTTGCAGATGATCCAGATACATTGTTTCAAGTTGCTGTGGTTTCTGGCACAACCGTTATCACCGGTGTAGGCATTACTGCCATTGGTAACAACTCAACGCTAGTTCAAAACGCTGGTTCAGCTACTACTGGCAATTCTGCCGTAGCAATTTTAGCTGCGACTGCCACGACCAACACTCTGCCTATTCGCATTATTGATGTGGTACGAGATACTGAAACCACTGCTGATAACTTTCCAGAAGTGATCGTTAAGATCAACTTTGGTATGCATCAGTACAACAATGCAACCGGCGTATAAGGAGCTAAATCATGGCTATTTCACGCGCACAACTACTTAAAGAACTGCTTCCCGGTTTGAATGCCTTGTTTGGCATGGAGTATAAAACCTACGGCGAACAGCACAAAGAGATTTACGAAACTGAATCTTCAGAGCGTTCGTTTGAGGAAGAGACCAAACTATCTGGCTTCTCAGCCGCACCTGTTAAGAACGAAGGTTCTGCAATTGCGTATGACAATGCTCAGGAAGCTTGGACTGCTCGCTACAACCACGAAACTATTGCACTAGGGTTTTCCCTAACAGAAGAAGCAATTGAAGATAACTTGTACGATTCACTATCGGCTCGTTATACAAAATCGCTTGCTCGCGCAATGGCATACACCAAGCAAGTTAAAGGTGCTGCTACCCTCAACAACGGCTTTACCGCTGGTTATGTTGGTGGCGACGGCGTTGTCTTGTTTAGTGCATCACATCCATTGGTGTCTGGTGGCGTTAACAGCAACACCCCAGCAGTCCCCGCAGACTTGAACGAAACTTCGTTGGAAAACGCTGTTATTCAAATCGCTGCATGGACTGATGAGCGTGGCTTGTTGATTGCTGCTAAACCCAAGAAGTTGATTGCTCCTCCCGCACTACAGTTCGTTGCAACTCGTTTGCTCGAAACCAAACTGCGTACTGGCACAACCGACAACGACGTCAATGCAATTGAGAACAACGGTTCGATTCCAGATGGTTACACAATTAACAACTATTTGGTTGACGTTAACGCTTGGTTCTTGACCACTGATGTGCCTAACGGCTTGAAGCACTTTGTTCGTACACCCCTAAGTAATTCTATGGACGGGGATTTTGATACAGGTAACGTACGATATAAAAGTAGGGAACGGTACTCGTTCGGATGGTCTGATCCATTGGGGATGTATGGTTCGCCGGGCGCTTGACAACACAAGGAATACTCCGTACAATAACCGCTAAGTTAAATACTTGGAGGTTATATGGGGTACACCGAATGTAGTCACGCAAACTGCGGAAATCCTGTGTTTGCACGGGAAACATGCAGGAAGCATTACGAACAGGAGAGGCTGGCAACGGCTTCTCCTTGTTCTTTTTCTGGATGTCAAAATACATCCTATCGAGGTGTTTTGTGTTCAAAACATTATCGAGAAGAGCAACTTAAAAAACATCCAATATGCACAGTGTCTGGGTGTACTAACCATCAGAAAACACTTACGTCAGGTTTGTGTGAAAAACATTTATTTCGCTATAGTCGTCATGGAACAGTTGAACAACCTCGCAATACAGATTGGGGTGCTAAAGAAACTCATCCGTTGTATCAGGTTTATCATTGGCAACGCCGTAAACCTAATGGTATGTGTCAAGAATGGGCAGATAATTTTTGGGTTTTTGTTGAGGCAGTTAGCCCAAAGC